CCCCTTTGTTAACCAGTGTCGCTCTAACAGCTTCACTAAAGGATTCATTATTCCCTGTTGCATACACTGGATAGCCAGCGGCTCACAGGATATCAAACGTGGGCCACGAGAATCCTTAGGGACGAGTACTACTTTTGCAGTAGGCTCATCCTCCAAGGTTAATCCCATATCCCACAAATGATAATCGTCGCAAAGACCGTTAGCGCCAGAAACGAAGTACTCATAAAATGGGTACTCAACTTCAAGCGAACGATACATATGCGAGAAGTAAGCCTTTGACGGCCCCTTCTCACCTGTTGCGACAGCACCGGGTCCATGCCGTGGTTGGATATCCACGGCAGTAAACCCAGCGAGAAGCCTGGAAATTACTTTCCGAGCTTCCATAATAATGAAATGAGATGGATTATCTTTACCAATTTCTGGTAAAGATTGGTCCGTCTCAACGAATGACGCGAGGACTTCTTCCGAGGTCTTCTTGTCATATGGTAACTCCAGTTTGTACCAAAGGTAACAAACTTGGCGAATCTCTCTACACGACTGCTTCAGTACAGCCAAGTCTTCAGGAAGAAGGCTTGGGGCACCATCCATTAGGTAACTGAAAAGGTTACCTGTGGCGTCAAAGAACAACTGAAATCTCTCGCTTAGAAAGCAAGGGATCGGACCGGAACCAAAAAGCTCCGGCACTATCAGTTGACCATCCGTGGCAAGGGCCTTGTCAAAGGCCTTACCCAGACTAGGAAGGGTCTGAGTTAAAAACTCAATCCCTTCTTGTTCTAGAGATGTCTCAAAAAATGAGAAATCTCTTGCGCTCCCCGACTCACAGTCGTGTGCTAAAACCTCGGAGATGAGGGTCTTAGCAACGTCCTTATAAAAGGACTCTTCAATGTTGCTGTTCATATATATGACGGCTTCAAGGAAGAGAATGCTAAAACCCCAATCTACCGAGGGCTTCACCAAGACACTCCTTACACGAATCTGGCAAGAGATTTAACTCTCGCCATTCAGGATTCGTGTAAGAGCGGCGACGCCGAAGTCTTTGTCTGCCGAGGTTGAATCCCCGTCAAACATCAACAGGCGTACGAAAGCGCAAAGCATATCAATGCAAGCGCTTTTGCCACTGTCACCGTTCGCGCGTGGAAGCACGAAGGTGATAAGAGTCGATGCAGTCACATCACCTACGTCATCGCCACCGTCATAGACGGAATCGAAACGTAGGTTGACGCGGTCCACAACGGTACCCGGCTGTTCTTTCGTCTGGATCGTTCCAATCAGCACTTTGGCTGACGAGACATCCTGAAGGAAGTTGGCACTGTTACCATCGCTGGTAACAGTGACAGCAGGAGTACTACGTCCACCGTCAAGGTTCACGAGCGCTGCGTTAGCGACCACAGGGTCGCTATCCGTATTGCAAGTGAGCGCAAAACTAGTGGACAGGCTCCGAAACGGGATTGGGTCAGATAACATTCTGCTCCTCCTGTTACGGTAACGGGAATTACTTCCCGCACCTGTGGTAATACACCGCAATTCCACCCATGAAATGGGTGGCAGTGTAGGATTGATAGGTCAATCCGGCCGAGCATTACGAGGAATGCGCTGATTCAACAAGGAAGCTCCCGTAAGGAAGCGAAACATGTTGAGACCAGAAGCATTTCGCAATACTTTTCCGAGTCTAGGCATCTGAGGAGGTTTAAACCTTTCACGATGATAGACTTTGACGCGGGTGACAGCGATATCGATGTCACGACGTGTAGGAGGGTATGTTGCAGACACACCATCCTGGCTCGAAAGAACGTTTCGAGCGGTGTGGACTAATGTAGCCCTATAGTCGATACTCTCGCAGTAGTCGACTACCTGCAGGTTACAATGC